CATCAAGCTCAAAGTGCCCGATAGCGGAACTGACTGGCTTGACGAAATGATCCGCAAAAGTTTGCGGGATGACTTTGCAGCCAAGGCAATGCAAGGAATGCTGGCCTCTGACGTGAATGCTACACGCCACATATTTGCAGCTCAGGCTTACGCGATGGCCGATGCCATGCTGGAAACGAGGGAAGCATGACCAAAGAAGAAGAATTGGCCTTTGACTTGGCGCTGAAGGCGTTGGAGAACAGCGTTGATCTTGTGCGTGAAGACGCTTACAACGCAGAAAAACTTTATGGCAACTACCCATCACGGCAAGGCAAAGTTGCTGGATTGAAAGTATTGGCTGACGATCACGAGAAAGCCATCACCGCCATCAGGCAAGTCCGTTCGGCACCTGTGCAGGAGTCTGCCAAGCGGGTTTGTAGCCTTGGGTGTAAAAACCTCGGGGCCTGCTGCGCGGATCCGATGTGCGAAGCTGTTGCAGCCATTCCACCAGCACAGCCAGCCGTGCAGGAGCCTGTTGGGTATACCGATGGGGATGGGAGGGCATGGGCGGTGAAGTGGTCGGGGGCATTGCCTCCAAACTTGACGCTATTTGCCAGCGCAATCAATCACTTACAGGAGAAAACCATGGCCAAGCACATCGACCCACGCAAGGGTGGGTCTAAACCTAGGGAAAGTCCCTAGAAAAAAAGCCTTGTTTGTAAGTTTCGAGACGGGTTGAGGGCTAATAATTGAGGCATCAACAACGCAACGGAGCTAAACATGACAAGCATTTACAGCACAAAAGATGGAATGGCCTACCAAAGCGGCAACGTCCGTGCATTGGTTGGCGCCAAAGGCTGCAAACTGTTTCAAAAGAAAGTAAATGGCCAGTGGGTCAATGGCCGCCACTGCTATGCGATTGACCTGATCAAAAGAGTCAAACAACAACTGGCCTAAAGCAACGAAGGCGGCATGAGCACTCAAATGTCACTGGCACTGCCATATCCGACAGGACACTGCGAACAAATCAAGTGGCGGCAAGACTTATGGCCTCAGCACATCAAAGACGCACGGGGAAACCTCTGGCTTGTGCTGCATGTCGGTGGCATTCCCACAAACACCGACCCCGCCCGGTTTTGCTGCTTCAAGCCCAAAACGGTCGAATACCACGCGATTTCAGACGTGGATGCTTTCCCGGCCTGACCAAAGTGACCCAGCGCGCACCAGCCTGACAGCACCAGCCCCTGCCCGGTGACAGCGGGCAGTGACGGGGATTGTCCCGGACCACCAATCAAGGAAGAAAGAAAATGAAACCCTCAAACCTCGTTACCCCCCGCACTCTTAATGAGTGCCACTGGACGCCGGGATACCAGAGCCTGTCGTCAGACAAGAATGAAAATATCGGCGAGATCATCGCCGGTTACGTCCTGGCCTTTGCCATTGGCATCGGCATTGCCGTTCTGTTAATCGCCTGGTGGAGTTCATAAATGAACTGCTGCGATGACTACGGCATCTGCCAACAGGGGCCTGACTGCCCCGCCCGCAAGCCCGTTACAGTGGCCAAGATCGGCCAACGCTGGCCAGGCCCCGAGCCTTTGCCTGCCACATCTTGGCGGGCATACCTCAGTTACTTGGCTTCTGCCATGCTGCTGACCTTTGCTGTGATGGCTGTAAGCGGGTTGGTCGTTATGCTGTTGGATCACCAGACAAAGCCGAAGCCCAGCCCATGCCCTGAGCTGATCGCCAAACATCAATCGACGGGCTTGCCTGCCCATATTCAAATCAAATGCCGGGAGTTTTTGACATGACACTTGAAGAATTAAAAAAAATTAGGACCATCCTGAGCGCCGCGACTGGCCTTGAGGATGAAGACCAAGAGATCATTGGCGCGGCCTTGAAGGCCATCGACGCGCTTATCAAGCCACGCACCACCAAACCCGCAGCACAGCCAGCCGTGCCCGATGCAATCACCGATAACAGCGAAAACCCCGACTATCGGGCGGGGTGGAATGAGTGCAGGGAAACAATGCTGCAAATATTGAAAGCGAGGACATTATGAGAGACACGTTTGACATGGCCCGTGAGGCTGGGTTTGATGTGATGCGATTGCGCGGGGTTCTGCCTCATGTGCCAGAGGCTATTCTGATTGCCAATGTGTGTGTCACCAAAGAAGTTAACCGCCTTGTTGCCCTTGTCCGTGCTGATGAGAGGGCGGCATCTGTGCAGGAGCCTGTGGCGCGTCAGTATCAGGGCCGTGACGGTGTTTGGAATGATTTCATCAGCGAAAAACACTACAAAGACACTTTGGCAGATGGTTCTTGGCCCATTCGTAACTTATACACCGACCCACCCGCACAGCCAGCCGTGCCGCTGACGCTACCACCAGGAAAGTGCGCAAGCGAATGGGGTGGGTACGCAACAGGCCCGTGCCTCTACACGGCCAATGATGTGATGGAAATTTTGGCCGCCCACGGCATCACAGAGAAAGGTGATTGAAATGAAACGAAACAGACCCACCCGCCTTCATGCGTCCGCAAAAATCGAGCGCCAGCAAAAGCAGCTAGTCACGCTGGCGTCGAAGGCACTGGGCCTTTGCTCACGCTTGATGATGGCGCAAAAGGAAATCGATGATCAGGCTCGGATCGATGTCACAAGTCAATCAGCGCAGCCTCGGCCTGCCTGCGAATGACAAGCCCCCGCACCACTTGACCGCCTGCCCGTGTCCATCGCATCAATTGCCGTTGAGCCTCGGGCCAGTCCTCACGGATTACCACGCGGCGCAGGGTGCTGTTCTTGTACGCCCCAAGACCCAGGTTGTATCCGAATGAGGTGATGGCCGCTTGTTGGCCTTCCGTGGCATCGCGCAAACCCGGCGAAAGCGCGAACACCCCGGCGGCAAACTTGGCCAAGTCCCTTTGGAACCGGGCATCGGCTTGGCTGCGTGTCCACACTGCACCGGGCCGAACACCCTCACCCGTGGAGCCGTATCCAATGGTCAGCACCTTGGCGCTGCATAAATAGGGCACGCAGCGATCATCGGGCAAGCGCCGGGCATACCCCTCGAACCGCTTGATAAAGGCGGCTGCAAGGCTCATTTTTTGCCGGGCATGAGCGAGCGGGTACCGAAGTGCCAACCGATCACCGAGCCGATCAGGGCTAGGTCGAATTCATTGGCGACAAAACCGCGCTGAACGAATGACGCAAGCCAAATGCCCACGCACACGGTCGAAACCATCGGGCGAATAGTCCCGCCCCATGCGTCAATCCACGCAATGCCCGAAGGCTTTGCCGCTTTGATGGATTCGATGAAAGCTGCACCCTCGGCAGCTTCAAACGCGCCACGGTGCTCTTCTTTCACCAGATCCAGCTTCAAGCGCGATTGAACCTCCAGCATTTCAAGGTTTCGCAAGTGCTGGGCCGCATCGACTTCAGCCTGCACCTTGATTCGCTCAAGCTCTTGGCCGTGGTCCTGCTTGCGCTCCACGATGTTAAAAATCTTTTCCAGCAGCCACCGAAAAACCGCGCTGCCCAAAAATGAAAGAATGGCTGTCATTTGTCACCTCCAATTGTCGATTCAACTTTGCGCTTCATGATTCGTTCGAGCCAGTCCAAACCGCGCGCCCCAGCGTGCCCGGCCATGCCCACGGCTGCGGCGGTCAATAGGGGGGGCACATCGAAGGCTTCGCAAAGCCAAAACGCGATTACACCAGCGAACGCAGAGACGCACAATTCGCCGATCAGAGCGGCAGGGCTGTAACCGTCTGGCCCGTTTTTGGCCTTGACGTACCAATTCGCCAAGCCACCCAAAAGGGCGGCGGCAAGCACCACACCATATTCGGCCAGCGAATAGCTCAAAGGGGTCTTTGGCGGTGTCTGAGCCATAGCCGTTAGGGGCATGGACAGATGAAGGGCAGTGATGATGATGACTAGGTATTGCATTGGTCAGCCTTGTTCGGTGTTTCCCGGTGGGTCAGGTTGGCTCAGGGTACCGCGCCTTGATGGCGTTCACAGCCGCAATCCACTCTTGCTCAGTTGCTTCGCCGCGCTGCCACTTGAAAAACAGTGGGTCGCTTTCTTCGCGGTATGCGGCTTTGCGTAGTGCTTCGGTGTCAGGCGCTGGTGCTGGGGGCGGTGCTGGCCGCAACGCCTCAGCTTCTGCGTCTGTGATTGGCACAGAGCCAGCGGGCAGCAGGTGCGCGAAACTGTCGTCGCCAAGGAAGTGCAAAGAATTGTCGGGGGCTTTGTAGTGCATGATTTTGTTCCTTTAACGAAGTTCAACCTGCGAGACCCATCCGTTAAATGTTCCACTTAACGAATACACCGCACCCGCAGGAATGATTGCAACCAAAATGCTTCTGACTGATGTTGTAGAGTTGTCATTTCCAACACGCGCAACGCTTACTGAGTTAACCGCAATAGTTACTTCCTGCCCGTTAAATACGATTGCTGTGTAAATTGCCAAAATGGGTTTGCCAGTGGTGTTGTAATAGTTGGTTGCTACGTTGCGCGTAACGTTCTGCCAAGTCTGCCCATAGCCAAGCGACTGCATCGCAGCCATTGCCTGCCCGCCGTGGCCTTGAATCAGCGATGGCGCAGCGGCCCAAGTGCCTGCCGTGGTCTGTGTGGATTCAACGTAGCCCACCACGCGGAAAGGCACGTTGCTGCGGGCAGTCTGCGAATAGACCACCGTGGCACTGTCAGCCGCACCTGCTCCACCTTCTGCCGTGGTGCTGATGAGCGTGGTTTCATCAAGGTTGACGCCGCCCACCATATTCACCGCCGCGAGTTCCACTGTGCCTGCGTTGTCAATCGCCAGCACCGCAATGCGCGATGCCACGCCGTTGACCGTGCCCAGCGTGGAGCCACTGGAGATAGTCAGGCTGATGGCTGTGCTGACCGTGCGCGTGTTGACCGTACCGTTGCCCAGTGTGGCGCTGCGGAAGTCCAGCGTGGTTGGGTTGAGCGTGAGCGTCATGGCGCTGGCCGCGACTGAGGCGCTGATAGGTTGGATGCGCGTTGGAATCAATGCCGCCGCCTGCGCCCCGGTCAACTCCTCCACATCCCCAGTGCCCGCCGTGCTGCGCCCGAGTATTACCGCCGTGGCGATGTTCTGCATCTTCGCAAACGTCACCGAGTCATCAGGAACCGCCGCCACTGCCGCCCAATTCGTTGTATCGCTCACCGGGTCAGTGGCGCTTACCCCGGCAACCCGCCTACGGTACGTCTGGAAATTGGTCGGGCTGATAGCGTTTTGACCGAGGGCATAGTTGGTGGACGGATTCCACATCGAAGCATTGGCCGTCAAGCCCGCCGTGGTTGCGCTTTGGCTTGCCTGATTCGCCCATGATTCGGTGTCATTCGCCCGGGCTTGAATCCATGGAACGAGATCGAAAAGCCAAGTCCAGAATGAGGCATTGAACCAAAGAAGCCAAGCATCCATTCTTGCCGAATACGTGGACGGCTCGCTTCGCTGTGGCGCTGCTGGCGGTGCGCCGGGTGTTGTTGGTGGAATGGGTACTGGCATGGGTTTTCTCTCAGGTTAGGCCGCGCACTTCAATGGGCAGCATTGTATAAGTTGGGTAGTCAATCGACAATGACCATTCACGGATATGGCCGTAAGTAATTGCTTTTGAGTAGTCCTCAGAATCGCTCGGGAACACAATCACGGCTGTGTCTTTGTAGTCCACCAATGATTGAAACACCGTGTTGTAGCTCGCACGGTCAACCATGACATTGGCATTGATTTTTTTTGCAAATGTCTGGGGAATGATTCGAGTCACGCCGAACTGGTCAACATTGTAGGACGAGTAATTCGTGATGCCCGTTTTCATGCCCATCTCAGTAATGCCCAATACTTGCACCATGCCGAAATTGAACGTCCCAAGTTTCACGGGGTCGCTTGTTGTTGCGCCGCTGATTGTGATTTTGATTCGGGCGGTGGTATAACTTGCACTGTTCAGCCCGGTGACCAGGATGTTTTCTTTTTGCTTGAATCCGGCAAAGCAATACGTCCAAAAATCAATAACGGGCTCTTCGTCATCAATCAAGGGGATGGTGGTGGTGTAAAACGTGCCGATGATTGGGTCGATAACCTCCGCTGACAACTCGACCCCCAACATCCCCAAACACCCAAAAGAATCAAACCTCACGCCCGGCGTAAGGGTGAACGATATTGACCCTGTTTCCTGCATGGCACTTCCAACGGCATCATCAAAAGCCGCCCATCGGTTTGTCGGTGCGACAAATGCCCACAGTGTCGGTGATAAGTCAGGTTCTGCCGTGCTTGCGTGCGTGTTGAGTGCTTGCCAGACCTTTTGATCGTGTGATCTGCGGTCGCCAGTTGCCACGTTTTGACCGGATACCCATGGGGCAACGGCAACCAATGCCCCGGATTCGTTGGTGTACCAAAGGTCCGTTTGTTGCGCCTGTTCGTTGCTTATCATGCCCGCCGTTATCGGGATGCGCTTGATGAATTTCATGATGTCTTCACAGTCTCGCCGTTGATTGTTCGCACCGCCATTGAGCCGCCCTGCGTGGCGTTGTCCATGATCGACACCAAGCGATTGAGGGCATTGAATTGCGCCTGATTCTCCGCCTTGCTGTTTGTGGTCAGTTCGTTGATACGGGCGTTTAGGGCCTCGATTTGCGAGCGCATGGCCTTGGTATCCTCGGCTGCGTTTGAGGTCAATATGGGCGTGTTCACGCTTACTGGTGCGCCCGTGACAATCTGATTCGTGCGCTCCAGTGAGTTGGCGACATTCGAGCGCATAACTGCAAGTTCAAGGGCGCTTCTCGCTTCCATAGCTGCCGCCTCACTTATTGCACTCGCCACGCCGGATAGCTTGCCGCCAGCCACTTGGTCGCCAGCCCGTGTTGCCGCCGTCAGAATGGCGAACTCGCTTTGCAGGTAGGCCAAGCTGTACCCGGATTCGATTGCAACCATGCCGCGAATACGGTTCACTTCATTCATTAAGCCATCGCCGATAGCCTTCCATGCGTTTCGGATTTTTTCAGTGTCTTCCAAGGCTTTAATCTGATCGTATATGGCCCGGTTAGATTCGTGCAGGGAATCGCGCTCACGCCTGCGTAGCTCGGTGGTGTTGCCCTGAAGCTGCAACAACTGATTCTCAAGCTGGGTGCGCTGTTGCAGGACTTGCTGGGCAAACTTCACCAGCGCGTCCATCGATTCCGCGCCTAGCTTTTGAGCGAGTGCATCACCAAAGCCGCCCAATGCGTCATTAATGGCCTTGTTTCGCTGTTCTTCGTTCAGGCCGCTCAAATTCAAATCAATTGATTGAGTAAAGCCATTGATCACATCGGCGTTTATGCGCAAAATTTGCGCCGCCTCACGCGCAATAGAAAACATATTTCCAATGGTCGCGTCCATGTAGGCATCGATCTCACCAGTCACCGCCGTGATATTTGTGCCGCTTCTGCTGCGCCTAAACCACCCGCCTTGCTGAAACCAGCTTTGAGCTGACGATGTGTCGGCCCCTGATTCGCTGAAAGAGCCGCGCAATGATTCGCCTGTGACTTGGGGCGCTTTGCGGCCAAAAAGGCGATTGACGATGCCGCCTATTGCGCCGCCAATGGCCGCGCCAACGGGGCCGCCCAGCATAAGACCGACACCGGTGCCCAAGCCGATGGCAGTGTTGCCGCTTTTGCCAATCGCACTGTATCCGCCGCTGATCATCTTGCCCGCCATGAATCCGACCAAAGCGCTTCCCATCGCCGTGGCAGCAGATCCGATTTTGATGGCTGTGCTGCCCGCTGTGCCAAACGCGCCATTGCTGGCCAGCAGGCCGTCTATGCCGGTGCCGGTCATGTTGGCCCCAATGGTGCCTGCCGCATTGGCGCTGGACATGGTGCCCGCCAGCCACTGACCGCCAACGGAAGCGGCGGCAGTTCCCGCGCTGTAGATTGAGCGCAGGTTGCTTAAGGAATCGATGACGCCGCCCCCTGCCGATGCGCCACCAGCGCCACCCAAGCCAATGCCGCCAATGGTCGCCTGAATGATGGGGCGCAAAACCATGGTCTTAAACATGTTTTCCAGCGTGTCCTTGAGGTTCTGCCCAAAGTCCTTGCCTCTTTCAAAGCCGCGCATCAAGGAATCAGTCAATGCGTCCTCAATCTTATCTGCCGTGCGCTTCCAGTCAGCCGCCGATTTTTCCGCTGCCCTGGTTGACGCTTCACGCGCCTCTTTGCTGCCGATCAGGTCGATCAGCTTTTTCCGCTCTTCAATTTCGCGCTCAATAGCCGCCACCGCTTCGGGGTTTCCCATGGCCGCGATTTGCTGCTCTTTGAGCTTGGCGATGTTGACCATCTCGACCGCTTGGGCGAGTGAGACATTCAACTCACGCGCCATTTTTACCGCCGCCTCTTCCAGTTGCAGTGACTCAACGCGCCTGATTTGAGCTTCTAGGCTTTGCTGGAAAGGCTTCAGGCTGTCTTCGTGCAGCTTGGTCATGGCCTCTTGGGCCTTTGCCGCTTCCTTGATAGCATCGGCCTCACGTTTCGCCGCGTCAATCATAAATGGCGGTTGCTCAAGCAATAGGCGCTGAGATTCCAGCAGTTGGTCAGTGCTTAATTTCCCGGACTTGTATGCCGCATCAAGCGATTCCAACTGCTTTGCAAATTCCGGCGAAAGCCCGGAATCTTTTGCAGTGAGCGATTTTTGAAGTTCAATACCGGCATCGATCAGCTTTCTTGTTTCGTCTGTGGCCTTTTCAATTGCCCCCGCATATTTTCCCCTGATGGCCTCTTCCACGTTTTGAGGGACCATGCCGCCAAATGCCTTGCGGGCCTTTTCAAGCTCTGCATTCATTTTTTGAGTGGCCGTCATTGCGCCGTCAATGAATTTCTGACGCTCCCCGGCCATGGCCGCATAAGCCTTGCCCTGCTCGCGCATCAATGCGGTGTCGCCGCTGCCAATTGAGCCAGACCCGCCGCCCGCCTTGATTGCCGCTGCGTCCAGCTTTTCGATCTCTTTGCGCAAACCTTCGATTTGTTTCCGGCGCGCCTCTACGTGCTGCATCGCCGCCGCTTTTGGTGGCCCATAAATGCTTTTCTCGACTGACTTGTTGGTTTCTTCCAGTCGCTTGATTGTCTCAACCATGCCCTCGCGGGTCTTTGCGAAGGCGTTGTTGTACGCATTCATGCCAGCAATAGCCCCACCAACTGCACCAATGCCAAGCAAGACAAGGCCCACGGGGTTGGCCGCAATAACCGCAGTCAGCGCCGTAAACGCCGCAGTCACAAGGCCGATAGCGCCCGCCATTTTGGCGATGCCCGCAACGACCGCCGCGCCAGCCAGAGCGCCCGTAATCGCCAAAATTCCCTCCTTGTTGTTTTCAATGAAAACGCCCAGACCATCCATGGCCGAACCGACCGACTTCATGGCCGAAGCAACGCCAGCACTTGCGCCCGTCAATTGGTCCAATTTCCCGATTAGCTTTGTCACGCCGTTTGCCATGAAGGTGTAACCCTGTCCGGCTGTCAGTGTGGCATTGGCCACCTCGCCCTTGAGTACGCCAGCTTGCGATTCCAGTGCGCGAATGACGGCATCGCTTGTGAGTTTTCCGTCTGCGCCCATTGCGCGAAGCTGCCCACGGGTGATGCCCAAACCGTCTGCAATGGCTTGAGCGAGTCGTGGCGTTTGCTCCATGACGCTGTTCAATTCTTCTCCGCGCAATGTGCCAGATGCCAAGCCCTGTTGTAACTGAATCAGTGCCGCATTCATGCCTTGCGCACTACCCCCGGATACAGCCATGGCGTTACCAATGGCCTCAGTGACTGTCAGCAAGCGGCCATAGCTCAGGCCCGTATCCTCGGTCGCCCTGCGGATTTGCGCAAACGTGCCGCCCAAACTGGTGAACGAAACCCGCGATTGTTGGGCGATGATGTAGAGGTCTTTGTAGGCTTGCCCAGCCGCCTGAGCGGCGCCCATGGCCAGCTTCAATTGGTTATTCAGCACCGTCACCGAATCGGCCACGTTGATAAATTGCTGCGCTAAGTTTGCAGCGGCCAAAGCGCCAGCCACGCGCCCGATAAAGCCCGACATATCGCCGAGCGCCTGGTTGCTTTGCTTCGCCATCCTTATGGTGGCTTTCTCGGTCTTGCCCGCTTGATCTTCGATGCTTATAAGCACACGCCGGGCGGTCAATGCCTCCCGCGTGTCTATTGAGATTTTGAGCGTGGCGATGTCCATGGCTTGATTTTATCGGGTGCGGTTAAAAAGTGGTAGCCTACCTGGACGCCATTTTCTTTAGCCAGCCCTGCATTGCCTCGGTTG